CCATCAAAGCCATTATAGTTTCTTCTTCTAATCTATCTGATGTTTGATTTTCTTCAGGCATACCACCTTCGGCAAAACCTAAAACTCTACCACCACTTGCTTTACCTATTGCAAGATTAGTAGGTCCTATTGGTTGTATTGGTTGATTAGTTATAAAAGGAGCAGTCTGTGCTATAGGCATCTGTGGTGACGTGTATTGACTTGCTGTAGTAGGCACTGATGGAATTGCAGGTTCTATTGGTGTTGGCTGTTCTACAATAGGAGGATCAATCCTATTTATTATATCTCTACCACCTTGTACTACTTGTGTTTGATAAACTGGTTCTTGCCTTTGTACTGGTTCTAAATCCATTTGTGGTTCAAACCCATCAATAATAGCTTGTATGTCATCAGGTATAACATAATCAGGACTTCCCGGTTGTGGAGTCTGAACAGGAGGAGTAAAAGGAATTTCTGGTAATTGTGGTGTACGTAAAAAAGGATTGCCTCCTAAAGAACCATAACCAAATGGGTTAAATTGTGTTTCATATCCAAATACTGGACCACCATAAATTGGTTGCGGTTGAAACATAGGCGGTGGCGTATACCCTCTAATGCCTAAAGGTTGAAATCCTTGCACTCCTTGATTTAATCCTGCATATTGTTGTTGCAAAGAAGGTCTAGGTGGCATTCTTCTCATATCTTTAAATCCACCAAAAGGTTGTTTAATTTTACCTCCTCCTGTTCTACCACCTATAGGTGCAATAGGAGGTGCAAATGGATCAAAGCCACCATATTGACCGGTATCAAAACCTCCACCTTTACCTGCTCGTTTAATGTTTCCCATTAATTATCTCTTTTTCTATATTCGTCTATAGCTTCATACAGTTCTAAAGCACCTTTAGTAAGGACAGGTGATACTGCCTCTATTCCCCTAACAACAGGATTGTATTGTCTATTAAATGTTGCCATGCCTCTGTCTATTGAATTATCTGGGTCTGTTGGTACAAACATTCTATCTAATGATGCACTTTGCATATTTCTTATTTCTGCTAATGATGGTGCTTGAAAAGGCTGTGGTGTCATTACATCGTTTAAACTTCTCTGTACAGGTGTACTAATTGGATCAGCCATTCTACCTAGTCTTGGATCAATCATAGGTGCTGACATAGTTTCTTCTACTTGTTTTCTTATAGCATCATCTATTCTTCTACGCTCTAAAGTTTCTGCGCTTTCTTCTATTTGTGCTTGTGCAGGTGTACGACCATTAGCCATCTTTATAAGACCACCCATGTTTTTCATGTTTGCTTCGATAGCTTTACCTCTTGTTCTTTCATATGAAGATAACTCTCCATCATTATCAAGGTCAGCTTTACTAGGATTTTGCAAAGGCATACCGCCTTTATTCAACATATCTGTAGGTACTTGCATAGCATCCATACCTGCAACCATATCTACTGGAACAGTGCCTATCATTTGGCGTTTATTTTCCATTTCAGTTTTTGTTTCTTTATTATCAGAACCTCTGAATTGATCTATTGCCATAGGTAAAAGTCCAAAATTACCTCCTTGCATCATATTGCCAGCTAATGCTAAACCTGACATTGCAGGTAAAGAATCAAAAGGATTACTTACTTTACCACCTTCATCAAATTCAGGTCCTGATGGAAAAGGATTACCGCCTATAAGCATTTGTTCACCGCCAAAAGCTGAACCTAGTGGATCACCCCCACTTCCCGAAATCATAGTCCTTTGTTCTGTAGGCATGTAAGGACCTTCATATTCTCCAAATGGATCAGGTTCTTCTGCTGGTCCACCCATATCCATTGGTACATACATTTCACCTACTAATCCTGATGCTGCTGCTGGTAGAAACTGTGATTGAAAAGCTTGTCCTTGCGTCATTAAAGTAGGATCAGCTGCTAATTGTTCAGGTGTTGCTCCACCAGAAAATCCTAAATTTTGTCCTAATCTACTAAAGAAACCTTCTGTTCCTGCTCTAGCAGCTGGTAAATCAGCTAATGTATTTACTGGTTGAAAAGGCACAGAAGTTGTACCGGGTTGTAAAATATTCAAAGCATCTTGTCCAGCTGGATTTAAAGTAGCACCGGGTAATGAACCCGTACCTGAAGTAGCTTCTACAAAATTAGGATTCTGTAATAATTTATCTGTAGTAGCTGCTGTATCACCCACAGCAGGTATATCAGTTGCTGTTCCGGGCATAAATCCTTTTAATAAACCACCTGTTATTGCGCCTGTTAGTCCAGCTGTTATACCTTCTTTTAGACTACCACCCTCGGCAATAGTGCCTAGTCCTGTGCCTAATGCAGATGCTCCTACTGTTCCAAGCGTTGCACCCAATGCTGTACCACCTAATAGTGTTGGTGCAATCAATGACCCTATGAGTGGCAAAAACGCCTCTGGTTGCCCTGTTTGTGGGTTAATGGTCAACTGACCTGTTGGTGATAGTTTTGCTAAAGCATCTACTTCTATAGGGTTCATGTGTACCATCATGGTATCGCCATATCTCCCCTGTTTAGCTAGTTGCTTTGCTGCATTTTGTAATGGAAAATTACTCATAGTGGTCTCCTAATCTATTTCCAACACACCTATTACGATGTGAAATTTATCCGCTGAACTTGCAGTCAGCTTTATTATATCTAATTCATCTAAAACTAACACCTCTCCGTTAGTTAAAAATCCTTTACGTGTATTAGTTGCTATTGACTCTACATCCCAAGTAACTGTTGTACTTTCGCTAGTGTCTGTCAACTGTACTGTTAAACTATATGCACTACTACCATCAGAGTTATAAGCACTTAATGTCTTAACTATGGCACTTTTATTATCTGGTACTGTGTAAACACTTGTTGCATTCGTTGATGCTAATGTTGTTAATACTTCTGTATATCTATTTGCCATTATGAAATATACCAATCAAATGCTTGTGATACCTCTCTTATAGTATCAGGTGAATCTAATTGTACAAAGTTTAAACGCAGTTGATTTATCAGTCTGCGCATATAATCTGCACTATATTCTTCAGGTGGTATTTCTAATGGAGTGTTTACATTAAATACTTCACTCATCGTCTACCATCCGCTTTAATATCAAACCTTGTATCGCCTAGTCTCCAACTATTATCCGCATCTGTACTTTCTATTCTTACACGCATTTGTCTGGCTCTTGCTCTAATATAAGCTACGCCCGTAGTATTGGTTACTGTTGCAGTTGTTGCAGTGTTTAAACTTCCTAAAGGAAAGTCTCTAGTCTTAATAGAATATGTTAGTTCAGGTGCTGTATCTGTCCCTACAAAGGCTACATCAGGTATTAATCTTTTTATAAACATAAATTGATCTCCATCACCTGCATCAAAATCTGCGCTTTCTACATATGCAGTCATTGCAGAACCATCATCATTAGAACCTACTTCATGTTCATATAAATAATTTGATGTAGTTCCATTTGAACCTGCTGCTAATGGATTTGTGGTAGCACCCCCAGCATCAATCCAAGATGTTCTAGGTAATGTTCCTATAGTCCATGTTTGCTCAAGATAGTTATAAGTAACATATCTATCTATTTCATCTGAACTGCTTGAGCAATAAAACCAAGATACCTCATTGTATTGTGCATTTCTTGTAGCAAATACTTTAAATGTTTGTGAGTAATTAAAATCATCAAAGACATATGCTCTTACTGTACAAGGCAAGGATTGTACTGTACCAGAGTACATATAAAAATTATCTTGATCCATAAAGTACACAACATTATTTGCATTAACACATGCCTGTGGTGACACCATGCTTATACCTTCAGTAATTAAATTAACACCAAAAATAAAAGGTGGACCTATAAACTGCATTGAATATAAAGCTGTATCAGTAAATATAGCTATCTCTTGTCTTGTTCTTATCGCTCCTATTATTTCTGAACCAGAAGATAATCTTAATCCACCAGCAGTATTATTTGTCTTAGGAGTCCACATTGCTGCATTTTCTTGATCTGACCATCTTATTTGCATAGGGTCTTGTGTTGCACTACCTATTGGATTTGCACCCATACATATAACGTGCCTATCTATTTCAGATACTAATATTTGATTTGCAATAGTTGGTGTATCTGATGCACCTGATAAAGTTGAAAAATCTACTGCTCTTGTAGTTTCTCCATTTGTTTTATCCCAATAATAAATACTACCGCCTCTCGGATTAGCAACTAAATCTTCTCCAAAATTATCTAATGTCCACAACCTAAGTTGCGTAGCAAAACTATTAATACCACCACCCCATGTACTTTCACCCCATGTACCTGAACCAAATCCAAATCCGCTAGTATAAAAATCAGAGCCTATATTTATTTGATATGACCCATCAACACCTGAACCACCATTACCTGAGTCACTTGCATTGGCAGTTACTGTATTACCTGATGTATCTTTTGCTGTAAAAGTAAATGTATTTACATCTGTAACACCAGCTATTTCATACTCTTGATTTAATACATCAGCAGTAATATTGCCACCTAATGAAACCGCCTGTGCAAATGTAACAAAATCACCCTTATTTGCGCCATGATTAGAATCAGTTGCAGTTATAGTAGAACTACCATTAGTAGCTGCAAAAGTTACACCATTTGTAGTTGTTGCTCTTATAGGAGTTATATCGCTAAAAGTATTACCTTTTAACAAATATAATTTAAGATGTGTTCCAAGTGCAATAAATTTATCTGTATCTAATCCCACCCATTGATGTAATTTTCTTGCTGAGCCTAAAAAAGTATTAACACTTTTCTTTACCCAACCACCAATTTTTTCTGGACGACCTGCACGAAACCTTATCTTATCAGCATCAAACCAATTACCTTCATTACTATATGAAGTACCCTCTTTATTTATACCGGGTTTAAATGTATATCTAGTTAGTGGCATCTTCTGTTGGTTGCACATCCCAACAGTTAAGGTTAGATGCTACTGTTCTTCTTTCACCTTCACCTTTAAAAGGATATACCATGTGTTGTAACCAAGAAGGAAATACTAATAGTTTTCCTACTTCTGGCTTCATCATAAAAGACT